GACTGAAGTTGGTTTAGCGTAAGCTAATTTGGAGTTAGGACCGATATTTCCTCCCTGGGAATTCCCGGGGAGCAATAATATCCTCCCAACTTCTGGCGTTGTCCTCTACTACGTTAAGGACATTTAAGGACCCCAAAGGCTGAGGTAAGAACCTCACTCTTTTTTCGTCAGTTTGACGAATAAGAGTTCTCACACCAATTTTAATTGGAATGTGGGAAGGCTTTGGACGCAGAACACGGTGGAATTTTTGCGCCGCCCGAATAACGGACGGTGCTTTTTCCCCCTCTTCTGCTCTCCGGCCATTTAATAGCTCGGAGACCGCACCCATAGAACGGAACTGGCGAGTTAACTCAGCCAGATCCCTATAATGGGTGTTCGGATCCTTATTATATTCCGTGACAATTGCTGCCAACAATTTGGCCTCAATTTTCTCGGCTCCATCCTTCAGTATTGCAACTTTCATCTCAGGCGGTATCGCCTTGAGAATTTGTTCAGCACTGGAGAAATCAGGGCAAGGCTGTCTGCGCATACGCATAGACAGCATGCCCGCTACCTCGAACTCGGCCGCTTTATTAAGCACTTGCGACCAAGAGGGCCCAAAATTGGGTCCTTTAGTGATTGCAAGGCTTGACGACTCGAGAACGAGGTTTTTAATTGATAAGTTACCGAGGTGGAAAGCCCACCTTCTGAGTGTAGCACCCGTCATTTTGGCGAGTATCACATTCGAATCCATTTCAATTCCCCCCCAAGAAAGGGGGTAATTGATAGGTAATCTTAACAATTTAGCCGCTATCCACTGAGGCCAGAACCGAGAAGTTTTAAAAAACCTCCGGCTAAATGGTGCTGCATTGACCCGCTCACACACAATCTGTGTATGAGCAGGACAAGCAGCCCAATTTAACGTGCCTTTTGACCCCCCAAAGGGGCCAACTAGAGTGGAAAGGGGGGCGACACCTAACGGTTCGCCCTTATGGTTAACTAACACCTCGGTGTAGTTACCATACAGCTTTGAGACGTAGTCTTTATTCTCAGATAGTTCGACGCCATGTTGGAGTAAATTTTTATTCCAATTAACGTCGTCCTCATCAGTGGTGAATGCTAAAGCATCATCACCGGTAGTTCTGAGTTTATACCACCTCTCGAAGGGAACCGACATCTCCCAGGTCATAACATTAATTAATGATAGACCTGGCCATGAAGTTGGTTCCCCCATCATAGCCCCGCGTTCAGACACAGTCCCGGAAAATTGTCGATAAAAATCGATAATTTTCTCCAGGGATACTGGGAAGACCGCAAGGCTAGACCGAACACCTTTGTATTCGGTTGGGATGGCGACAGGGTCAAAGACCTTGTCTGGGCAAGAAGCCCAAATTTCCGCTGATGGAGGAGGAATCAAATCCTTAAAGGTTTTGAATACCTCCTTGTCTTCAGCGGGCCATCCGAATTCGTCAATAGAAACTGGTAAAGGAAAATGGCTTCGCTTATAAAGCTTGGCCGCTTCCTTTCTAAGTCCTATTGGCATCCTTTCCACCCACGGCGGTAAGGGTTCTTTGTCCTTAAGGAGAGGGAACCCACACTCGCGATCGGTGACAAGGCATCTAGGCCCGAGTAAGGTTGGAATAAGCGCCTTAAGGCGCCCAAACCACTCTGTCTCAGGCAGATATTTGAACAACTCTTGATAGATCGACCGTTGCCATTTAAATGGATGGTTGTCCGTCGCAGTTGTTGCGTCCAGGGAGCGCAAATGATAGTCCTCCCGTTCTTCCCAATCATTGGGAATAATGGGATTTCTCATTGCGTCGCCCGGACTAATTGAAGGACCTATTCTGCAGTCTCTGGCCAAAAATTGGTCAATATAACTGCGAAGAACATGTTGGAGAATCACAACTGGCGCAATGCCGGCTGTGGGAATCCGGGTTTTTAACCCTTTCTCCGGTGCTTCAATCACATAAGCGGGAGGTATGATACCCTCCCGCTGAATGGCCTCGACTACCAGTAGCGACCCAAATAGGAGACATCTCCATTTGTACGCTATTGGGAATTCGACGCCGAGTTCCCCCTCCGCCCAGAAAAGTTGCGCCATCCCTAATTGGGATGTCGCAATGCCGTCATATTGAGAAAATAATTTCTTAATTTGACCGTTGTTTTCACGGTGGCCTAATGCAACTAATGTCGCACAGGCAGCGGGGAGCCCCCCTTGACGTCTGGAAAATTCCACACATGCACTTGTTCCAATTGTGAAACCTAAGTGTTTGAGTTTTTCCGGCATATGGCCTCGGAACCAGTCTCGAAGCCACCCTTCTGGGTGGATTTCGGCTGGCTCTTTGGTCATTCGTTCAAGGTACGGGTCAATTACTTGATCCGGATGTAACGGGGCAGGTAGAGAACGAGCAAGCATGGAAAAATTTAAGGCACTAATGCCTTTAACTCCATTCATCTCCTCTACCAATTGCAAAGGATTGTCCTCCTGCATAATGGCATTACGCCGGCATATGCCGGCGTCAGCCTTAAGCAGTTGAGCAAAACTTTCAGGCGCCGTAACAAGCGCCTCGATGAGGATCGACCTCCGTAATGCAGAAATTGATATCCCTGCATACTGGAGGCCGATCCTCAAGGAATCCCACACCTGGGACATGAAACAAGCAACATCGCGAAATTCGCTTTGTAAGGACCTTGGATTCCTTTTAAGGAAGTCCATAGCCCCTTGTCTCAATGCTTCCATTTTAATATGGAAGTTTTGAACATCGTCAGGTGGGGGATACCGTAAATGCCGAGTAACCAGCTTTAAAACTGGCCTAGGCAACCCTCCAATGTTATTCCAAAAGTGGCAGTGTCCGTCCTTAAAAGGGCGGGCACGGACACCAGAGAAAGAAAACTCGGGGGGCGGTACTTCTTGATAGAAGGCATAGTACTCTGCTGCCCGGCGCCTATAGGCGTCGGGGTAATAGTAGTTTACCAAATGCACCTTCAAGTGATGCCCATCAAAACTCCATGGTGCCCATTTACCTAAGTATTTGGGAATCTTGGCCCCCTTCTTAACAAAGTTAGGGGTTTGAGTTTTGAAGGGTTGGAGAGCAGCCAATTCTGGAGGTATTTGGCCGAATAATCGGCCTAAATAACCTTCAGCGGTCCTTTTCATTTAAAGGCTTTTGACGCTTCTCCCATCATTTTGACCATCATGCCCATAGGCTCAAAAATCATTTTGAGCATACTTGACATCATAGTCATTTGAGCCGCCATAGGATCACCAGGAGGGACGGCAGCGGGAGGATCAGCAGCAGGCGCTTTTGCGTCTACTTTCTTCTCCTTCTTTTGCTTTCCCCCAGTTTTCTTGGGCGTAGGTTTTTCAGGTCTGGCCTTAACATTCTTCATTTGAGGAATCTTAAGTTCATTGGCTGCTTCAGGGTACTGTTTAAGTAACCTGTCACCTTTAGACCTAATTACCATGAACTTCTTAAAGAAGGCAACCTCTTGTTCATTCTTTCCTTTTGAGGAGAGATTGACACCCGGGTTATCAACTTTGAGGACGTTCCATTGCTGATTGAGTGCCTTGGCAACATCGGACCAGCCCGTTGACTTCCCATTTTTATGGGTAGACACATACTGTTTCCGTTTTTCCTCGGTATCCAAACCAGCGAGGTGAGGCAAGATGGACCTGCCGTACATCGAAAAGAGCTTTAAAGCCCAATTCGGTACTGCTTTGTAACCATCAATTTTCTCACCAGTAGACACAGGCATTCCAAGCTTCTTTCGTATTTCTACGACAGTAGCTTTGGGTACATTGTATCTCTCACCTCTTGCAACCCCTTTAACGGGGATACCAGAGGCATCCTTAGGACGATTCCAGGTTTTACACTTTAAAGTGTGCACTTCCAGACTTTTAGTCTGGACATGGCACCTGGGACAATCCATGAGGGGGAGATTTGCTCGCCTAGCCTTCTCGCGCGCCTTTAGGCGCTCACGACGAGGGTTGGGCGTTGAGGGGGAAACTTCCTCCTCAGCAGTCTCTTCAATTTCATAGTATTCGTCTTCTAACCCGTCAAACGGGTTTTCTTCCGAATCATCTATGATCTCCTCAATTTTGGGTCGCTTTGGCGCAGGCTTTTTGGCCGGCGCAAAAGCGATCACAACTTTGGGAGTAACAGGCAAAGATGGGGCAGAAGTGGCAGGCACAGCGTCTTCCTCTGCACTTTTGGAAGAACCCTCCTTAAATGGATTGTATTCTTCCTTTGGTGCAGAAGTGGGCGCGGGAACCACAGTCGTTTCCCCTAGGGGCGACGGTGTGGAACTCAGCTTGGCCAAATCTACTTGAAGTTCTGCTTCGAATTTTCGGGCATACTCCATCATCTTTGCGTTTTCCTCTTGCATTGCTTTCAATTCAGCTAATTTTAGCTGGATTTGTTGTAAGGGCGAGAGGATGGAAGAGTCGCTACTTACAGCTTTCTTTCCTTTAGGAGAGGAGGCTGGTTTGGCAGACCCTTTAACAATTGTTGATAGCAACGGTGCAGGCTTAGCACCCTCCTTTTTAAGGGGGGGGGCAGGCTTCGCAGCTACCTTCAACAATACCTTTTTAACAACTTCCTTCTTCTCTTCCTCTTTAGGAGGGGACGAAGGAGTAGTTTTAGGGGCAGCCGGCTTTGCAGCGGGCTTTCGCTCAGGAGGATGAATCAGAGGGGCGGCATAAATTGCCGTCTTATCTGAATAGCTGACTTTATTCTTGAAGACGTTATTCCATGATTGGATTAACTGTCTCCAAGCTAAACAGCTTTCAAACTCTTCTTGGCTTCCTTTCCAGGATGATTGCAACATTTTATGTTGCACATCTGGTAAAGGTAGCACGCAGCGACGTATGACGGAAAAGGCCGGCTGAGGAGCTATCAAAATATATTTTGACAAATCTTCTTTCGATCTAATCTTCATGAGTTCCCAAAGATAGTCTAAGACACAATTATGTGCCATTTCGACAATCTCGGGCCACTCTTTGATGACCGTCACTACTTTTCTGTTGGATGTCATTTCTTTCAAAAAGTTGCTATTAATAGCAAATGTTTGATTAATTTCCTCCGACAAATCTCCTAAGTCACAACGTGGGGTATAACCTATCACTTTAAGTGCTGGGCTTCCCTTCGTTGTTCTAGGAATCCCTCCCCAATGCTCCAAATCTTGGACTTTTGAGGAGAAATCCTCCAGTGCAGCCTCTGCTACATCTCGCTCTTTTAAGAGTTTGTTGTAGTAGGGTGTTACACCGGAATCGGAAAGGTTGGCTTTTGACAGCAGTGTAGCATAATGCTTTTTCACAGCTATCTTAGCCTCCTCCCAATCCTTAGTTTCCATTTGTTCCAATAAGGAACTATCGAAGGATGTCTCGAAAGAGGATCCCAGATAATGGCGGACTTCGGAATATGTTTTGACATCGTTTGGTATCACTGCATTAATTGCATAGTGACACTCAACGATGTCTTTCATTTTATCCACTGTATTGCTACAACGAGCATAATTGGCCTTAAGGCGTTTTATCTCATTGTCGCACACCTCCCATTCCTTTGCTGTAAAGCGCTGGACAAGAGCTGTGGATTGAACTTTTTCTCCCTTCTCATTTTCTCTTTCTTCTTTAACGGGTTTAGGCCTTATGGCTTCAATCCATTCAGAAGTGGAGTAATCAGACGGGAGTACTGCTGCAATTATGCGTAATCCGGCATTAGCCTTATTACGATAGTTGGTTAGCACTTCTTTCTGACTCGCAGTCAAATGACGGGGTAGTGTAAACACTGCCCTACTCAATTGTGCGATGTCCGAAGCGAGGCGCACTGGTGCGCGCTCGATTCCCTCACCCGGTGAGGCCAAGAACTCAAAGAGTTCATTTATTAATCTCAGAATATTTATATTCGGAGTTGC